GCACAGCTACTAGAAACTGAAGGGACCTTGAAGGTCTCTTTTGTTTTTGATGGCAAGCGCCGAGAGTACGTGCATCAGTTCAAAGCTGAAGAACTTCAGCACATGAAAGAGCTGTGTGCAGAGCACGGTGACGCTGCAGCGGATCAAGTAGTGTGGAAGATGGCAGTGCGTTATGGCAGCTATTTTGCAGAAAATGCGCTTGCTCGTGCTGCACTGGACTACATTGGCAAGCACTACAAGGGAGAGCGGAAAGTAAATACCAACGTGCTGCAGATGAGTTACGCTGATCTTGAACTGCAGGTAATAAGTTCTCTTCCTGATGATGCAGCAAAAGCACTGGAAGATCATCTAAACGGAACAACTGAGGTAGACCTGTGAAACCCTTCTCCTCTCTTCCTGAAGCTCACCAGCAGCGCATTCCGCCTGAGCAACTGGAGCGACTGCAATCAGCTCTTCTATCCCTGGAGTCTGCGCTGCTAGCCAAAGATCCTCTGATGCCACAGCACTTGGCTGCAAGCCACCGTGTTCTAGTTTCCTACCCAGAGACTGTGCATCTTCTGGATGACACTGAGATTGCAAAGATAATCGAGGCACAGCAGCAGCACACAGTCACGCGAATTGTGAATGATGTTGCGAAGGGAAAGAGTACAGGAGGAAAGAAGAAGCTTTCAGTGGACGATCTGTAGCCGCTAAACGAGGCGCTGTATGTCTCCGAATCCCCACACGCGAGCGCATTTTGCAGCTCGCTTTTTTATGTTCTGGCTGCGTAACGAGCATTCAATCTCTTTGACTGGGGGCATGCACCATTACAGAGCAAAGTTCTTCACCCTGGCTCTGCTGAATTACGGTGGTGACCCTGACGGTCCAGGCAGCTATCCAGTTGATGAGAAACTTCTCAGACGGATATCGTTGTTGACGTTGGCAAACTGGAACAGCAGCCGGTTGTTGCATTTCAGTCCTCACTCTGTCAACTGCCATTTGGAGATCCTTATGCCGTATGAGCAGAAGTTAACAGCAGAGTTAATTGTGCAGTCTTTTCAAGGAGATTTACTGTGACAACCGCCTTCATTCCCTCAGATGAACTGCAAAGTCTGCTGGAATCCTCCGTAACTTCCTCAACTAGCCAGACTGCTGGGAGTGCCGCAGCGGCCGTGCAGAAGAAGAGCTATGCGCAGCTGGTAGCATTCCGCAATGTCACTAGCTATAGCATGCAGAGTGAACTGCATGCGTGCCCTCGACTGTTCCAGTTCATGAAGCTGCGAGCTGACCAGTCACTTGAAATGCTGGATGAGGTTGAAGAATCTGGCAGTGTCACATTCGCAATGGGCCACGCAGTTGGGGCTGGAATCGCAGTCTACGATAAAACTCGCGACCTGGGTAATGCTCTCTTTGCTACCTTTCTTGCATGGGACATTGATCTACTTGCAGAGCACGAGCACGCACCGGGAAAGCGAAAGAAGTTGGAATCTTTCGCACACGCTTGCTGGGCAGTGATGCAGTATCCCAACTTCATTGCAGAGGAAACCGACCTGGAAGATTACGAAGTAGTGCAGCTTGAAGCAACTGTTGGTGTTGATTTTGAAAACGATCATTACTACATTGGCCACGTTGATGAACTATTGCGGAACAAGTACAGCGGGCGCTTCAAGGTTAAGGAAAACAAGACCAGCGGATTTGCAAGCATTGATCCTGCGCTGTACAGCAACAGCGACCAAGCACTGAGCTACTCCCTGATTGTTGATGCGCACGGTGCATCTGAATACGAAGTTCAATACACAATCTATAGCAAGCCAGAACAGCGATGGCTGTCTATGGATTTCGTGAAGAGCCCGCACTCCAAACTGGAATGGCTGCAAGGTCAGGCGCTGCTGAGTTCTGACATTGACATGTACGCTGAAGGAAACTTCTTTCCAAAGCGGGGCAACAGCTGCATGAGATTCAACCGCCGCTGCCACCTGTATGAAGAGTGCGATCTCAGTACGGACAAGATTTTCGGGAAACGATTTTCTGAGCTTCGCACCTGCGCTGGCCGTGAGGATTTAGAAGCAGTTGAGAAGATTGACTATTGGGTAACGTGGAGTGACATTGTGAAGAGCCAAACTACTGGAACAACTGGAGAGGCCAATGGAATCTAACGATGATGGGCATGTGCCTGGAAAACTGCTAGACACCGCGCTTGATGCATTGAACCCGCTGGGGCTTGTAGCAGACTATCAACCTGACTCCATTGGTTGCTCACACGCGCCACTGATTCTTGCTTATGGAGAGGAGGGCAACCCTGCTACTCTAGCTCAGGTATCCATTGGTGCAGTGTCACTACTTAACTCTGACCCAGAAGTTGCGGCTGCACTGCATGACATGTGTGAGAGTTGGACCGGTGCGATTGCTTTTGGGGAGTTGACACTGGATTCTACTTTTCTAGAGCTGTTCCAGTCTCCAAAGAATCCAGGACTGGAGGATCAAGCTGAGCTGTTGCGCTTTTTAGACAGAGCTATGCTGGATCTAGATGTGCAAGGCTCGTTCATCATTACTTGGGGCACCGGCTTTAAGCTTCAGCGGGCTAAGGATGCTTCAGCGGTTGGAGTAGGCTTTGTTCTAACTGTGCCAATTTCAGAGCAGACCTGGACGCGGATGATGCACACAAAGCAATTGGAGTTGCGGGCAGCTACGCTCCTAGAATCCCACATGACTGCCAAACAACTAAAGTATGAAACTCCACTACACTAAGAAAGGAAACTGCAGTGGACCTGTCTGAATATGATGACGTACGCCGCACAAAAGTCATGGTGTATGGCCCACCGAAAGGTGGGAAGACTGCGTTGGTTGGACAGCTTGCAGCAGCAGGATTCACTCTGTGGTGGTTTGATACTGAGAACGGCGTCAAGACGCTGATGAATCCTCAGATCCTCGCACCCGAGTTTCGCAAGAATGTGAAGCTGTTCAACATTCCAGACCACCGCGCACTTCCAATTGCAATTGATGTGCTGCGGAAGTTGTTTAAAGGTGGGGCGCACAAGTTCTGCTACAATCACGGAGTTGCAAACTGCCCCATCTGCGCAAAGACAGCTGGAGCCAAGTGGAGTGACTCGATTGATCTTAGCAAGTTCGGTGACAACGACATCTTGGTGCTGGACAGTTGGAGCCAGGTTGCCCTTAGCGCTCTGAACAAAGTAACACTGAAATCTTGGAACTCAGATCCAGAATACAGGTACACGTTCAATGACTTTGGGATGCAAGGGATGTACCTGACTGAGGTGTTGTCAAAGATTCAGGTCGCTAACATCAACATCTGCGTCATCAGTCATGAAGTCGATGTTGAGAAAGAAGAAGGAAAGGAGCGCATTGTTCCCGTAGGTGGAACTCGGAATTTCTCTTCAACAATTGCCAAGTATTTTGACGAAGTTGTCTACGTGTATGTGCGAAATAAGAAGCACGCTGCAGCAAGCGGCACTACGTGGGACACCACTCACTTGACAGGCGGGCGCAGCGGGGTTAAACTGGAAGATCCTGCTAAGCCCACATCGTTGTTGGAAATCTTCAGGCCAAGTGCCTGACTAAGGAACCTGATATGATGGACAAGAACCCGTTGATTGGCAAGACCATCACGGCTTTCGAGATGACGAACGACCGCAAGGCAATAATGTTTGTGGTGGCGGACGGCGCAGAGGATGAGGCGCTGACCTCCAATGTTGGCGAACCACAAGCGGCGCCGGTAGGCGTCAGCTGCAATGCAGAGTTAGGCGTAAATCAACCACGAAGGAGATGACCATGATTGACCTGAAGGGCAAAGACAAGGCCGACGTATTGGCGAAACTCTACAACGCGAGCCGGCCGGCTGGTTTGGGGTTTTTGCATGCGACGAAACAAAACATGACGCGCGATGAAGCGGCGGAATTGCTGGCCGGCGGCCAGACCGATTTTGACTACCTCAATGGCCGCGTGATGAAGGTGGACTTGAGCGGCGACGAACTGGATCCGCGCCTGTATGACCGCGACAACGGCAAAGGCGCTGCGGCTGCGGCTCTTGGCGCCTAACGTTTGAGCTAACTTGCGCCGGCACGGCGTCAAGTTGAGCGACTGGTTAGGCCTGGTATTGGCCTTGGATAAGGAGCAGTGATGAGCGGCCAGCGCAGCCGACAAACTGATGGCGCAAGATTAACTTGTAGGAGTTGAGAAATGAAAGTAAAAATTCGAGTCCAAACTACGCTGGATCTTGAGGTTGACGACTCACAGTTACTGCCGCATTTGTGGACTCCAGAGCTCATGGCAGCTAATCTGATAGAGCAGGCAAAAGAAGACGAATACTTCTTCTTTGGCGACAAGCGCACTGAGTACAGCAGTACAGTGCTGGAAGTAGATGGAGTTCCTCAAACATCCAAGCACGATTGGCTGCCTGAGGTTGAAGATGTAGCTGCTTCGATTCATGCTGCATGGATGGATGAGAAACTTGCAGCCGGAGTCAGCAGTCGCAAGTCTGAATCTGAGGAAGAGCTGATGGTTGCCTATGAGTTTCTAAGTGAGCAAGCTAAGGCAAGCAATCGCAACTTGGTACGGACTGTTTACGCTGCAATTGCAGATGCGAAGGATGAATGATGGCCCGTTATATTTTGACATGCGATGAGTGGGACTGTCCGGTAACTCTGGACACTCCTGAAGAGTTAAAAGCATTCATGCAGTGTGCGTACTGTAATGATGTAATAGATTTGGAGACCAATACTGTCTGTGTTTCTTGGCCTGACCAGACTTGGGCACCGCTGGAAAAGATGCCAGCGGACTGGATTGTACCTAGCGAAGATGCAGGCTGACAGATCCTGTTCAATATCTGTCTTGTTCTTTAATTGTTCTCTGTGTTTTGTTTGTTTACCTAACCCTGCCATAACTGGCTAACTGGAGTTTTCTATGTCTACTGCTGACCTCGACCTGTCTTCCATGGATGCACTGCTCGGTGCAATGATGGATGATCTGGACGATCTGCCCCCGATGGGAGTGCCGCCGTCCGGTCATTACAACCTCACTGTGACGTTCGACATCAAGAAGATTGGTGATGACAAGAAGGAAGTCATTGCTGCTGAGTACACCGTTGACGAGATCAACGAACTGAAGGACGAAGCTGAGCGCGGCGACGTCGCTGTTGGTATGAAGTTCACTGAGTTCTTCCATGTGAAGAAGAAGGATGGCAGTACCAACACCTTCGGCATTGGCAAGCTGAAGGAGCGTCTGCGCCCGTTTGCAGGTCTGGCTGATGAAAAGTCTGTCGGCGGCATTATCAATGCTGTCAAGCAAATCGCAGTGGCTGCCACCATCAAGCGCACTGTCAACAAGAAGAATGAAGATCAGTTCAACGTGGATCTGAAGGACATCGTCGTTCTGTAATTGAGCTTCATACCCTGAAGATTCGATAAGCCATGCCTCTACAGTCACAAGCTGTGGGGGCATTTTATCTGATCTGCTAGTCTCCCCTCCAACATTTATAGGAGAGTCTACATGCCCCGTAAAAATGCAGGCCCTAACACGATAAATTACACCAGTCACACTCTTACTCTCAGCATCATTAAAGCTCTGATGTTGCGAGGTGAGGGGGAAGGCTACACCGCGGCACAGCTTGGTGCGGTGCTGTGCACTGACCCAGACCGAGTGAAGCGCCTTCTAAATCTGATGCATGAAGAGTACGGGCTAGTGTGGATTAGTGGATGGAAACGCTACAAAGGCCAGCAAACTGGCAGCGCTGCACGCAGTTACTCACTGTGCACATCTGGCCCATTCATGCACGCAGATAAGCCACGGCCCGTAGCGGCTCTCGGAACTGAGCAATTCGAACGCTTCATGTCCGAGAAACCAAGAAGCACTGCACGGTGGCCCCTCGCTGTGGATTACATCAAACGAAACACGAAGAACGGAAAGTTTCCTTCCTATCTTGACGTGCAGTCGGCAACAGGTCTGTCCCCTCCAACAGTGGCTAAGGCTATGGCGTTTCTACGCGCACAACAGCATCAAGCAACAGGATCAAAATGAGCTTATCAATTGGGTTCTTTGGCGTAGAAGAGAACTACCGCACCGAAACCAGCCAGCATGACAGGTCTTACGCCCGTAAGCTGCTAGAGCTTATTGGTCCTCACAGGACAGTGGCTAGTTTCTCAGATGGCACTGGGGAGGATCTCTATCTGTCTGCAATTGCAGGCAAGATCCGCAGAGCAAATTTGGACGCAATCATCTGCACTGATGAGAATGTAATGCGGCTGCTGGTTGAAGCACTGCCTGACTTCAAGCCAAGCTTCATGAAGAATGGGCAGCGGAAGAAACTATCCCTGAACGACTACCACGGATCTTTCTTCCAAGTTCCTGCAGCAGTCATAGGGCGGGATCGCCCAATTGACGTTCTGATTCTTAATCCGCTGCAGCATCTTCGCACAGTCCCTGAAGCGCTCTATATTTTCAAGCGCCACATCAGCAAGATTACTCAGCCTGACAAGTGGTGGCCACAGACTGAGTTCAAGTGGGTGCAGGCAACTCCTGAAAATGTTGAGCAACTGTACGGGACTTTCCAATCAGCTCTTCTGATTGCAGTTGACATTGAAACTGATGAAGGGAGTCCGCACAGAACAATCAATTGCAGCGGTTACGGTGCACTGCTGCCAGATGGCACTTCGCTATCTGTTGTAATCCCTACCATCTCAATGTGGGGTGTGCAATGGATGCGTAAGTTCAACCAACTTCCAGCCCCTAAGGTGTTTCAAAATGGGCTGTACGACAACCTGTACTTCCTGCGGTACGGGAGCCCTTGCACCAACTGGCTCTACGACACCCAGCATTTATTCCACAGCTGGTATTCAGAGCTTCCCAAACGCCTTGACTATATCACCGCATTTGCTATGCGATACGTGCGGTTCTGGAAAGACGATGGCAAGTCTGGTGGACTACTAGCGCATTATGAGTACAACGCCAGAGACACCTGGGCAACTCTGAATGCTTGGTGCAGTTTAGTTACTGAGGCACCAGAGTGGGCTAAGCAGAACTATTTGCAGGAATTTCCACTGGTGTTTCCGTGCCTCCATGTTGAGGCAGATGGGATGAGCGTAGATGAGCAAGAATTCAATGCGAGCAAGGCGGAAGTGGAAGCCATCCTGGCAACGCATGAGAGTCGTCTATCTTCTTGGATCGGGCCGAAGTTCAACCCGAACTCTTCCGATCAATGTAAGAGGCTTCTCAAAGTATTGGGCTGCGCTGACAAGAAGGGGGAAGTTAAGAGTGCCGACGATAAAGCCTTAACAGCTGCATCAGCAGCTCACCCGCTAAATGCTCTGATCCTCGGGGAGATTCAGAAGGTACGAGAGTACCGCAAACTTCTTTCAACCTACCTTGTGTGGGAGAAATTCTGGAATGGCCGCCTATACTACAAGCTCAATCCAGCTGGAACTGACACCAGCCGACTTGCTTCTACTGAATCAAGTTTTTGGTGCGGGCTACAGATTCAGAATATGCCTAGAGGACGCGAAGTCAAGCGTTTCCTTAAAGCTGACGATGGATGGCTCCTTGGCGAAAATGACTTTGCGCAGTCCGAAGCAAGATGCGTCGGATATCTCAGCGGATGCAAATCACTTATTGATCTTGTTGAGGGACCGCATGACTATCATGCTTGGAACGCACAGGCTTTCTTTGGAGTGGCTTATGAAAGCATCTTTGATGAAGCTACTGGAAAAACACTCAACAAACCTCTCCGCGATCTGAGCAAGAGAACCAACCACGGAGCCAACTATAACATGGGGGCTACCGTGATGCTGGAAACTATGGGACCGCAGGCAGTTAGTGAGGCCCGTCGCGTTCTGAAGCTTCCAGCTTCTATGCCC